TTTAATCCTACTTCAGTAACAAGTAATTTATTAAAAGTTTCAGTTGTTCCTGCAAATCAAAGTACAGTAAGACCGCTTTTAAACTACATACTTGATATTGATACAGCGTTAAGTACTGTAACAACTAATATTGATTACGAAAATATTAGAGTGTCTTTATGATAAGATCAGAAGATTTAAATCGTAGAGTAATTCCTCTACAACGAAGAAGAGTAACAGAAACACTCCCTGAATTTTTTCTTGCTGAGTATCCTAAATTTGTTACCTTCTTAGAGAAATATTATGATTTTTTAGATAGTTCAGGTCAATATTCCTTTAATAATAAAATAGAACAATTATTTGCTACTAGAGATGTAGATCAAACTCCTGATAATCTTTTTGATTTATTAGGAAAAGAATTAGGGGCTAATCTAGCTTCTACTAATATATTTGAGGATAAAAGATACTCAATTAGAAGATTTGGGGAATTATATAGAAATAAAGGTACTGCAAAAGGTCTTGAGCAATTCTTTAGATCTTTTTATCAAGTAGAACCTTCTATCGAATTTCCAAAAGAAAAAGTATTTAATGTAGGTTCAAGTACTATAGGAATAGATGGACAGTTTGTTCTTCAAGATCATAGAAGATTCCAAACTTTATCTATAGCCTATAAAACACCTTTAGATATATCTACATGGAGAGAGCTTTATCTTAAATATGCACACCCTGCAGGTTTTCATTTAGCTGCAGATGTTTCATTAATAGGCATAGGTTCTGCTAATTTTCAAACACCGCAAGTTGAATTTGATTCAGATGCAGGGGTTATTACTTTCGAAGAAACAGCTTCTCTTACAGCTACTATTCCTTTTAATCAGTTAACTACTCTTAATACTGACTCAGATGGAATCGTATATAGAGCTAATCCTAATGAAAATGTTGAAAAATATGAAGATCTTACTCTAGTTGCATTAGATAGTATCTATGAAAATCTAGCTCAAATATTTACTCCAAACTCATTTAAGTTTAGTAGTGGACATAAATTAGCTTTTGATGTTGCTTCGGAAAATATTGCATTTAGTAATACTAACGGAACAAATGATGGTCCAGGATCAACAACTCCAAATGCTGGTTTACCAACATTGCGTCTTGTAGGCACGATTGCAGAGTGGAACACAGGTGATAATTATAACTTTGAAGATTATTGGAGTACAGTTGATAGGGTAGGAACGCCGCCGAATACAGGTACGATGTCAGGAACATCATCTGACGGATATATCGACAGCGGTGAAACCATTATAGTAACTGGTAGTAATAATTTTATCGCTGCAGATAGTGGTGAAGGTTACAATAGAAACTATACAACTAAATATACTGTAGATCTTTCTGATGTAACTAAAATTACTTACTGGACAAATAATGGTGGTGGTGGATGGGGCAATAATGCACAGAGTAATGAAGATTTAGTTTTATCGTTTGGTAAAACATTAGATGCTGATGGAACAGTTCTAGATGCATCAACGCTTAATACTGTTTTGGGAGGAACTGCAGGTCTTAATACATGGAATAAGCATACAATAACAATTACCGGTATTGCTGATTCGAACGTTTATTTACAGTTCACTCAAACTGGTACCCAATTTGGTGACGTGAAAGATAACTGGGCATTTACTTCAATTTATGTAGATAGTAGTTACGATTCAGCTGCCCCTGACTTCTCCTTAACATTCGAGACTATGGACCAAGAAATGTATGATAGCTATGGAAAAGCCTTTTAAACTTATATAAATAAAACTAAATTAGAGAGAAAATATGTCAAAATCAACTATTAGTGTAGGCTCAGCGGCTAATGATGGTACTGGAGATACCCTCAGAGCAGCTGGTACTAAAATAAATAATAATTTTACAGAGTTATATGATCACTTAGGTTCAAGTGGTACATTGTCTGCATTTGTTTCTTTTGTAGATAGTGGACTAGACTTTATCGACAGCTCTTTTAATAATAGTTTAAAAACAGTTAATTTGACAGCTAATAGAGATATAGATCTACCTGATGCTAATGGTATAGTAGTTTTAAATACTAATACTGCTACTTTAACAAATAAGACTTTGACAGCGCCAGTTATATCAACTATTTCAAACACTGGAACATTAACTCTTCCAACATCTACTGATACTTTAGTAGGAAGAAATACAACTGATACATTAGCAAATAAGACTCTTAACATACCTGTTCTTACTAATCCAAAAGTAAACGGAGATATTTTTGGGACTAATAGTACTGAATTACTACAATTTACTGATGCTGGAGCATCTGCAGTTAATGAATTAACTATTACTAATGCTACTACTACAAACAGTCCTTCTTTAACCGCAACTGGAGATGATACAAATATATCATTAAGCGTAGCAGCTAAAGGTTCTGGTGCTGTTGTAATTAACAAACCAGCACTAGATACTAATGTACAAACAGGTGCAGGAAATGCTTCTACTACTAAATCTTTTATCATAGCTAATTCTGGATCCGCACTTGCTATAGATCTGACAAATGGATTAATAGACGGAGAAATTAAAGTTTTTGTTAATAAAGGAGCTGGTATAGCAACAATCACTCCTACTACTTTTGCAAACGGTACTTCTGTTGCTCTAGATCAACATGACACAGCAACATTTATATATCATGATGATAATAATACTTGGTATTTGATTAGTCACTACGGCGCAACAGTATCTTAATAGGAATAAAAGATGGCAGCAACAATTACAAATGATTTTAAAAGAGTAATTCTTAGAAAGATATTTGACGATATATCTAATGATGTAAATAGCTATTATATAGGTATTGGAAAAGGTAGTGCATGGAATGATGCAGACGAATTTCCTACACCTACTGGTTCAATTAAAGAAGTAAGAGATGCAAGAGCAGCTATGCAGTCAATAAAATCAGCTGCTAATGTTTCTTTTGCTATTACAAGACGAAATTGGTCATCTGGATCTTTTTATGATTCATGGGATGATAATTTAGTAGGTGAGGGTACTAATCCGTTTTATGTTATTACAGAAGAAAATAGTGTTTATATTTGTTTAAGAGAGAGCCGAGCGGTTGATGGGACTAGAAACCAGTCTACAGTTAAGCCTACAGGATCTGATCCTCTGAAACCTATTACAACATCCGATGGATATAAATGGAAATATTTGTATACTTTATTACCTGCTGATGCAACTAACTTTTTATCAGCTAACTTTATGCCAGTAAGAAAGTCTAGTGGAGCTGAGTCAGGTTTAGGAGCTCAACAAGATGCGGTACAAGCAGCTTCGGTAAGAGGTCAAGTTCTAGGTGTAAAATTATATGATGGAGGAGCTGGATATTCTAGTGTACCTACAGTAACTATAGAGGGTGATGGATCTGGGGCTACTGCTACTGCTTTTGTAACTAGTGGAGCTATTACTCACATCTTTATTGATTCAGATACAGATAGTGGACTAGCTTCTGGAAGAAATTATAATTTTGCTGGAGTAAATATTTCTGGAGGAGCTCCTTCTAGAGCTGGTAGAGCTAGAGCCGTTATAGGAGATATATTTGGGGAAGGTGTAGGAGCAGATCCTAGAAATGATCTTAAATCAACTTCTCTTATGTTTCAAACTAAACCAGATGGAGCAGAAGGAGGAGCCTTCTTTGTAGACGGACAAGACTTTAGACAAGTTACTCTCATAAAAGACCCTATTGACTCTAATGGTACAGAACTTACAGGAACAGCTATAAACTCAAGTAAATTTATTACTGCTGATGACGGCACTGAAGCCGGAGGTTTTGCTTTAGATGCTGTTTTAACTGGACAGACATCAGGATCTAAAGCTATATTCCTTGGTAATTCGTCAACAAAAATATTTATTAATCAAAACGATTCAACAGGTTTTGGATTATTTCAAGCAGAAGATATTCAGGGCACTGCAGATGGTGGAGGAACTAATACTGCTACTCTAATAGACGGAGGTACTATTCGCTACGAAAATAATTATACTCCAGGAGACTCAGATAAGGGTCAATTAATGTATATAGATAATAGAGCTGCTGTAATTAGAGATGCTGCACAAGCTGAAGACCTTAAAGTTGTTATACAGATATAGGATAGAAAATGCCTAATAATTTTACTAACTCCACATTTTTAACTACTTATTACGATGACTATGATTCTAATGATCATTATCATCAAATATTGTTTAATGATGGAAAAGCTCTTCAAGCTAGAGAATTAACTCAATCGCAAACTTTAGTCTACAAAGACATGGAGAAGTTTGCAAACAATATCTTTAAAGAAGGTTCAGTAGTTGAGCCTGGCGGACTCTCAATTAACTCTAGCTACGAGTTTGTAAAATTAAATGTTGATCCAGCTTCAGGAGGTGGAGCTACTCCATCTTCTAGTTATGTAGGAGCTACTATTACTGGAGGTACTTCTGGAATTGAAGCTAAAATTTTAGAAGTAGTAGCTGCAGCCAGCCCAGATCCAGCAACAATTTATATTAAATTTAATGATATGGCTGGAGGTTCAGAGCAAAGATTTATTGCAGGTGAAACATTATCAATAGCCGGTTTAGATGATTTAGTAGTACAATCTATTAATACTGCTGCGAACCCCGCTGTTGGTCCTGGTACAAGAGCTAGTATTGATAAAGGAATATACTACGTAAAAGGGCATTTTGTAGGGGTAGAATCTCAATCTATTATAGTTACAAAATATACTAATAGAGCTTATGATTATATTATATTAAAGATAACTGAAGATGTTATAACAGTAGATGATGATACAGGCCTATACGACAACGCTCAAGGTTCTCCTAATTTAACTGCTCCAGGAGCAGACAGATATAGAATTAGACTTACTCTTGATAAATTATCTAATATAGAAGCTACTGATAATCATATTAAGATTGCTCAAATATCTGATGGTGAGTTAATAAACGAGTCTACTGAGGATCCTACATATAATTTTCCTAATGAATTAGTAGCTAAAAGAATATTTGAAAATTCAGGTGACTATATTGTTAAGCCTTTTGTGCTTCAATACGAAGAAGACTCAGCGGCAAGTACATCAAAGATAGATGCAGTAGTAAGTCCAGGAACAGCTGTAGTACAGGGTTATAGAGTTAGTAATCAAACTGATAACTTATTTAACATAGATAGAGCTCAAGACACAGAAGAAATAACAGGTGAACAAATAGCTTCATCTTACGGTAACTATGTAAAAGTAGGCTCTACTGCTTTTCAAGGTGTGCCTAACATTAACACTCTTCAATATCTTTCTTTATATGATGCTGTTGATAAAGCTGGTTCTCCTGGAGGTATAGGTAAAGCTAGACTTAGATCTGTTTCGGAAAATGGAGCTGAAGGGTATAAGTTTCATTTATTTGATATTAGAATGGATGCTGGTAAAAACTTTAGAAACGTACAAAGTATTGGTGATAGTGCAGACGATATTCATTTTAATATTACTCAAGAAAATAGTAAATCTGTTTTATATGAAACAAATAAAAACGATCTTTTATTCGAACATCCTTATTTAAGACCTATTAATTATTCAAACATTGCTTTAACATATCAGCAAAGATTTGAAGGTACTACTGATGGGTCTGGTAATCTTACCATTACTGTTGATGATGCTGTTAATGAAACTTTTATTAATACGGCTGATTGGGTAGTAGTAAGATCTACAGGTGCACCTGATACATCATTTACTATATCTGCCGGCGGGTCTGGTTCTACTACTACTACCTTTGCAAGTCTAGATAACTCTACAGCATATAAAATACTAGCTTATGTAAGAAAAGCATCTAGTGTAGCTGCTAGAACTAAAACTTTAACTACTTCTACTATTACAGGAGTGTCAAGTTCTACAGACTCAGATGGTAATACTTTCTTTGATTTAGGTAAGTATGATATCTTTAAACTAGATAGTGTAAGAGATACTAATTCTTCTGGAGGAGATATTAAAGCTAGGTTTGACTTAGATAACGGTCAAAGAGACAATTTTTATGCTTTAGGTAGACTTCTACTCAAAGGAGGATATGAAGATCTTTCTAGTGGAATTTATGCTAAGTTTCAACACTTTACTCATGGAGCATCCGGAGAGTTTTTCTCAGCAAGATCTTATGTAGGTCAAATTAATTATAATCAAGTTCCATCTCATAGAAAGAAAGATGGAAAGACAGTCTTTTTAAATGATGTCTTAGATTTTAGACCTTCTAAGAACTCAGTTAATCATACAAGTAGCTCTTATAGTGGGGGGGTTGCTAGGGTAAATCTTTTACCTCAACCTACTGATACAGTTGAAGCAGATGTAACTTATTACCTTCCTAGAAAAGATAGATTAGTTGCTACTCCTGAAGGAGAAATTGAATATATTAGAGGTGTAAGTTCATTTGATCCTCTTCTTCCTGAGATACCTCCTCAATCTTTAAATTTATATGACATAACTATGTTCCCATTTACTCTTAGTGATTCCGATATGGATACTAAGAGAATTGAACATAAACGTTATACTATGAGAGACATTGGTGTATTAGATAATAGATTAAGTGATCTAGAAGAAACTGTCTCTCTTACTCTTTTAGAAACTGATCTAGCTAATATAAACGTACTTGATAGTACTGGTGCAGTAAGATCTAAATCAGGATTTTTTGTAGATGATTTCTCAGATCAGACATACAGTGATCTATCAGATCCTACTTATTCAGCTTCTATTGATCCTCAAGAAAAAATATTACG